CAGACGATGGATGAGTTTAGTGAACTAACAAAGACGTTTACTAAGATCGCCCAGGCAGAAGCAGCAAAAGTCGCACAGCAGGTTAATGTTGGCGACAAGATAGAAAACCTGGAAAGAAGTGTTAAAGATAGAGAATATCAAGACTTCTTAGTGTCACACGAAAGCCACATGTTAAATGAGGTGGGTGAGGACTACAGGGATATAGACAAGGATGCAGATTTTCAGTCATTTGTTCTGGCAAGTCCTGCAATGACTAAGATGATGACCGAGTCGGTTGATCCTAGAGATCATGCTTCTGTTATGAACTTGTTTTTACAAACGGAACAAGGTAAATCATGGCGGGTGGTGGAGGAAGAGGAACCAGTACAACCTCAACGTAGGCAAGCTCGTAGAAAAGCTGCGACAAGTTTGGTTAGTAATTCTGCCCCTAGAGTAACAAAGAATCCTAATGATATGTCGGCTGAAGAGCTATGGGATTCTATACCCGATGAATAAATTTTAAGGAGTTGACTTATGGCAGCTTACGGCGGAACCGGGAGTTTAACCGGACAATCTTATGGTGATTTGAGCGCAAATGATGCGTTTACTATACAGAAAAAAATGCTTCCAATTGCGAAGCGTTTGCAGACTTTTGCTAAGTTTGCTCAAAAAGAGACGAAACCTCAGAAGCAGGGTTTGGAGATCAGACACCGCAGATATGAGAGGTTCCCTATTGTTGATCAGCCACTGGCCGAGGGCGTAACGCCTGATTTTACAAGCCTTGAGCACACAACTTTGATGCACACGCTCAAGCAATACGGCAGTTATGTGAACACGACTGACGTAATGATGGCAGCCTCGCATGATCCCGTGTTACAGGTTATTACCGAGCGTCAGGCCCAGCAAGCTGGTGAGACTCTCGACTTTTTGGCTTACAAGGTTTTTCGTGGCGGAAGTTCCGTAAAGCGTTGTGCCACAACCGGAACAGCCAGAACTGATGTTGAGCACAACATTGGAATGGTAAACTGTGTAAAGAACACCCCCGGTGGATCTAGCCCAAATACTTCGGCAATCCAAACCGCTATTCGTTCTTTAGAACAAAACGATGCGAAGAAGATGCGAAACAAACTTCGTGCTTCTGTCGGCATTGCAACCGAGCCAATCCGTGAATCATATATTGGGATATGTCACCCAGACATGAGTCAGGACATACGAGCCCTTCCAGGATTCGTTGAGGCTTCCAAATACTCAGACCAAGGTGATTCTATCGAGGGAGAGATTGGAGCGGTTGAGGGTGTCCGTATCATAACCACAACCCAGGCTACTCCGTTTAAGAGTGCTGGAGACACCACTGGTGTTTCTGCTGGACATTGTGTTTCAACGGATGGAACCAATGCAGACGTATACCCATTGATTGTCCTTGCACAGGACTTCGGTGGATGCGCCACTCTCGGTGGAATGGACAGCCTCAGATCAAAGGTCGTTATGCCTAAGCCAGGACCAGGAGATCCTCTTGGACAGCGCGGAACTGTAGCATGGGACACGTTTTATAGCTGTATCATATTGCAGGACCTTTGGATGTATAGGATTGAAGCTCAAGTAACAGGCTTCTGATCTAGGTCATAATAAGCCCCGGTCAATGGCCGGGGTCCACTTTAATTTTTAAGTAAAAGGACAAATATGTCTGACTCTATCAAAAATAGAATTACTCGTTCTGCCCAGGTTTCTGGTTATAAAGTTGGAGCACATGGGTCGTTAAGTGCTGGCACGACTGAAACTGGCTATATTAACATCCCTTTTGGTGCCGTAGTTACTGATGTAAATATTATCATTACCACTGCTTTTGTTGGTGGAACTACAACCTTTCTTGTGGGAACAGGTGCTGGCACTGTTTACAATCAATCTGATGACTCAGCAGGTACAGCAGATCCAGATGGATTTCTTGCTTGTGTAGTCGCTGCTTATAGTGGAGCGGTTGTTGGTAAAAAGATAAACACTACAGCAAAGACAACTGTATCTCATAACAACGAGATCGTGTCCCCTGCTGGCGTTCTTCTTGGAACTGCACCTCCTTACTCACTATCTTCAACCTACGGTTCAAGTGGAGAAGAAAAAGTTTGCCCTGTGACAATTTCTCATGTTCAGGCAACTTCAGCTTCTACTGCTGGTGCGTATGTCTGGTATGTTGAGTACATGTTCCCTGCAAACATTGTTTGGGATCAGGCCTCACTTTAATAGTCACTCAATAACCGGGGTTTAGGCCCCGGTTTTTAAAAGGAGATAATATGTCAATAGCTGGTGGTCTAGTAGCAAGTGAACAGTTACCAAAGCAAACTCTGAATAGTGCCTATGTTCCGGCTGGTGAAGGACGCTGGGTTGTCCTAACAAGCGGAGCTAAAATGGCAGCAGAGTATCAAAAGGGAGATCCCGTGCCAGAGGGTTATGCTATTATCAATATTGATTATGGTAATGACATGACTGAGATGGGCCCGGTTCCTGTTACTTATGGAGAGTTCACATTAATGATTCCCAGAGGTTCTGACAGAGTTGTGCCTTTATCTCATGTAAACGTACTGAGTGACTGTGTTATTACTGAGTATTTTCAAAGAGATATGTCGAGCCAATTAAGCGGCAAGAGTAAAAGAAGGTTCCCATTTACAGTAAAGAAATGGCCAAAGACTGGAGATAAAGAGGGGGTTGAAATTTCTGCAAAGCCTTCTGAAATACAAGTATCTCAACTTGATAATGCAAAGGAACGTCACGAGGTCATCGAACTTGACCAGGATTGATGAATCGCAAAGAAATACGCGAAAGAGTAGAAACAGCTTTACAAGACGAAGACAACAGACACTGGAGTGACCGTGAAATAAACAGGTTTATCGACGATGCCCTTATTGAATTTACAAGGATTGCGAGACATCCCCAGGTCGAAGGAGATGCTACCAATCCGGGTGGTACGACGAGCCTGGGAGAGGCGACCCAAACAGGTACGCTTACAGTTGACGGAAAGACCGCTACAGTAACTTTTTCTGGCGCACATGGTTATAGTGCCGGAGATGTTCTTCTTGTCTCTGACGGGGGTCCTAGTGAATATAACGGGCCTTTTAACGTGCTGGTCCCATCCACTACGACAATTACTTACAAGGTCAACTTTGGAGACTCCGTAAGTGATTCTTCTGTATCGGTATTTAGAATAGGTCCAACCTACACAATCCCATCTACAATATCAGAGATTAACTCTGTCACGATCAACGGCAGGGAGCTCGCGATATATACAGAATCACAACTCAATGCTGCGGCATCCAGCCGTGGATCGAGACACTACATGCTTGAGTCGAGCATGGGATTCCATCCAAATGCTTTTTCATCAGCCGTAAACAACGTAGACAACACTCCCAAGTGGCGAGAACAGTATGGCCCGGTAGAGGCTGTAATATTTAACAATCGCACATCATCTACGTTTAGGATATACCCACTACCAAAAGAAAACATTGATCTGTACGAGGACAAGGATGCAACAACAAAAGTCTTTCTCACACTCAAAGTTCGTGGCGTTCCTAAAGTTACAGGTCTCAGTGCCGATACATCGACTCCAGATGTTAATGCCTACTGGCACGAGGCGATAGTATTTGGTGCGCTGGAGAGAGCCTGGTTTAAAGAAGGTCAGGTAAAGTCTGTAGAAAAATCACAAATGTACCGGGCTAAGTTTTTAGAGCAGGCCCAGTTAGCATTGAGGAGCGAGGGTATGAGCAGTAGTTCAATATCAGAGGGTAGAAACCGGGGATCAATGGTGGTCAATAGATACCTATGAATGCCTTTCGCTGTAAAAATCAATGGGAACCTGTGGATGTCTTTTATTGATGGAGACTACAGAGATTATATGAAAACATGTGATAATCCTAAATGCGAATGCCCACAATGCACATGCGATCCCTGTACATGCACGAAAGAAAACCCATGTGGGTGTAGCAAAGGAACAATGCCTTTTTCTGTTTTGACTGAATTACGAGGTGGCCAATAATGGCGGCAGGTAAGTACGATATTATTATAGAACAGGGTGCAGACCTGGACCTTGATATTGATTACAAGGATAGTGCCGGGTCTTTGTTGTCTCTTGCGACGGGGCACACCGCCGCGATGAAAATCAAGGAGTCTAAAGGGGGCACAGAAATAGCGAGCCTAACGGACAGTAGTGGTATCACGCTTACCAGCACGAGCCCCAACATAAATATAAAAATAGGCTACGCAACCACGGCAAACTATAACTTTGAAACCGCAGTGTACGACCTGGAGCTAACCAACACCAGTGCAGATACAAGGTCTAGGATTTTAGAAGGCAGGGTGATTCTCAATCGTGAGGTAACGGCATGAACAACATTGTTGAGGTAACAGAGTCAACCAGTACGGTCTCTGTATCGACAACAGACAATAAGATCACTGTTACAGACGCTGGCCCAACGGTTACGGTGTCAACCCCTTATTCCAAGGTTGGTGCAGATCAGTTGATTTTCAACCAGTTCTCCGACAGCACAAACACCGCAGTCCCAGAAAACAGTACGGACATATTTACTTTTACAGGCACAAGCCCAGTAAACGCAACGGTTAATGCCAGCACCGACACCCTGACTGTTTCGATAGACGACGCTAGTACAAGTGCAAAGGGCGCGGCCTCTTTCTCCAATTCAGATTTTACCGTGTCAAGTGGCGCAGTGTCGTTGGTGGATCTTAATACGACTCATCTTGCGTCCAGCGCACTTGATACTGACCTGACTTCCGTTTCTGGAAGTGACGACACCCTGGCATCTGCCAAGGCAATCAAGGCTTATGTAGATGCTCAAGACACAGGGCAAGACCTAGACTTCACCACAGATACAGCAGGGAACTCCGCAGTAGACCTGGATTCGCAGGTCCTCACATTCGCAGGTGGAGAGGGTGTGGATGTGACTCACTCCGGGCAGATTATTACAGTCGCAGGAGAGGACGCCTCTTCTTCCAATAAGGGCGTAGCCTCGTTTGCATCTGCCGACTTTAGTGTCTCTAGTGGAGCGGTTTCCCTGGTAGACATTACAACCAGCCACATCGCTTCTGGCACACTAGACACCGACCTGTCTTCAGTATCTGGGTCTGACGATACTATTCCCTCAGTTT